AAATCCTCCCTGTGTACCAACACCATCCCCCAAACCTTATTTTCAAAATGGAGCCTTCGGAGGGATTCGAACCCCCATTGATGCTATCTCCTCCTGTTACAGTTACTGCGGCTTAGAAGACCGGACTGGTACGAAGGCAATCTCCAATCATTCTTGTATTATATAGGTCATCAAAAGGAAAGTCAAGAAAATTTCATAGCAAAAGCATCATTAGTATTTATTTTCATTTTTTGTAGCATAAACGACGGCGTAAACCCCGCAAAGCCGCCGCCTTTATCATAGAACTCACACATTTTTAAAGCATCTTCTTCAAAGAAAAATTCAGCAACAATTTGATCAGACGAAACTTCTAAAACTTTCCAAAGTAACTCGTCATCAATACTCATTTCTGGATAATACTTATACATTGTCATACTTTAAGACCCTTGAATTTATCTTTCTTTTCAAACCTTGGAATAGGTAATTCTATATTTTTATTTTCGTTTGTCTGTCCTACTAGAGTATTGGCAGATTGTTCTACATCATACAGTCTCATTTTTGGATTATCTACACCTACCACAAATCTTGGCATTCTATCCATATCATCATACCTATTTTTTAGTTGTTTAAAGACTATCTGATTTAGTTGTTTCAATTGTTCATTAGCAATCAATACCCAAAGTAAATCAACTGTAGCAGGCAAACCAAATGATTCTGCGGTATCTGTAATGTCTGGATCAGAACTCTTAAAACCATTTCGATTCAACTGCGTTGCTGACCAAATGGGTAGTTCTACTTGTTGCGCAAAACCACGAACTTCTTCCGCAATAGATTTAACATAACCATAAAGATCACCGGCACCGTTAGAATTCAATCTTGAAGAAGCACAAAGATTCAAATAATCAATCATGATAACATCAGGAATAAAATTTTGTTTTAATTTTAGTTCATTTAACAAAGCTTTAAAATGATTTACATTTGCAGAAGTGCCCGGATATTCTTTAACCACCAACTCACCATTGGTAATATTTCTCAAACTTTTAATTTTCTTTTCATATGAATCTTCTGATAAATATATCAATTCATCTAGTGTTACATTCAAAACATTAGCATCAATCCTCTTAGAAATTTCTTCTTCTGACATTTCGAGGGTTATATATAAAACATTTTTTCCCATCGTTAAATATGCGGCTGACAAATGACAAAGAGTTCTTGTCTTACCGGCATGAACACCGCCCATAATCATGTTTAATGTTTTTTTGGCTACACCACCTTTTGTTGCTTTATTGAGAACTTCTAAATCAAAACGTATTTTTTCTTCTACACGATGATAATATTCATATCTTTCTTTATAGTCTGAAAAGAAATTATGTCCAACATTAGGATCAAATGAAATAGCAAGAGCATCGGAAAGCAATTGTGGAATAGCACCTTTAGAAAGCTTACTATTACCATTCATAATTTCTAACGATTGTGTCATTGCATTGAAGATCGCCTTTTGCTGACAAAATTCTTCTGTTTTTTCTAAAAGATATTCTTCATTTGTCTTTTCTTGATCATTATTAAGAACCTTAATCATTTCACGCATTTTTTCAACAGACGCGTCAGTGGTTCCGCGAATGTTGTTTATTTCTATTTCTAATGCGTCGATTGTTGGTTGCTGATTATATTTTAAAACAAATTTAGAAATTTCATTAAAAACTAGACGATCTTCATTATTAGAGAAATATTCTGGCTTTAAAAATGGCAAAACCTTTTTTGTATATTCCTCATTCTTGAATAGATTTTTCAGTATTGTTTGTTCTATTCTCACTAGCACCTTCCGTTTCTGAAGCATCTAATATCAATACGTTTAGAATCAATCCTAAAATTGTATTGAACTTTTCGTTCTTCCTTAATGTGACCATCGATAAATCATTTGTTTTTACAATTTCATAATCATAAATCAAACGAGGTATATTATCATCATTCATTTTAAATGTCACTGTAGTATATCTATACACTACTCCAGTAAAAGGTTCAAGTTTCAATTCGATAGGAACAGTGGAACCTTCTTCTTTCTTATTCCACAAATCATCTCTAAAAATATAATCAGTTCCTAGTTCCATTTTTATTCCTTTCATATTCAACAACAATTTTAATCCAAACTTGAGGCGGTTCTCCGTCATGCCATTGAATTGAAGTTCCGTATTCTGGATGACCATGAACATTTAGCATATCTTCGATACTCTTCCAAACAGAAGTTGACGCGCAGGGCGTCAACCATCTAATTGCTACAGTTCCGTCAGAAAAAATAACACCTTCATATTGAGGTTCATTATCAGCGTTTTTTTGATAATGATTGTGTGTATCTCTTTCACTAATATTTAAACGATATGCAGTAAATCTTTGCATCATTCACCTTCTTCTACATCAGTAAAACTTGATGTTCCATAAAGAAATTCGCCTTTACAAAACTCATCAATAACATCTAAAGTGTCTTTATCGAAATACTTTTCAGGGTTCTTTTTGATTTCTTTTTCGAAAACTTTAGTGCCGTCCGGAAGTTCTATATGTTTTGCACCTTTCTTGAAAACACCAAACTTTATTGCAAGATCAATAAGACCATAATATCTATCTAGACCTTTTCTATAATCAATCCAAGTTTCAACCTTTTTATCTTGAATAGTAAATCGTCCTTTTTTAAGTCGCGCTACAACAACAGAACCAGTGCTTTCGCCTTCTTCATTATCAAGTTTTGCGTCTTTCTTTTTTGATAAGAACACAATACCTGAAGCTGCATATTCTAATCCAGAACCACCATTCATCTTCTTAATGGGAACATAAGAACCAATGACATCATAAACATGATTTGTGATAATTAAAGGTATCTGTGCTAATCCGATCTTTAACGTAATTGAACGAAATGTTCCTCTTAATAATTGTGCTCTAGTCATATCTCTTGTATCTTTACCATCAGAAATATCTTCTATTTCTTTATTAGTTGAAAGATTTCCCAATGAATCAAGAACAAAAAGCATATCAGGCTTTTCTTTTTCTCTCATTTCTATGTGATGATTAAGAATTTTTAAGATTTGTGTTCTGAATTCCTGAACCGTAATGACTGGAACCAAAACTACTCTTTTTGTATCGATACCTCTTGATGCAATCATATCTTTAGATAGTGCGGATTCACTTTCGAAATAAAAGACAATTCCTTTAGGATGTTCTTCAAGAAAACGACGAACTACATTTAACGCATAAAATGTTTTACCAACAGAAGGTTCGCCGGCAAGCGCATAAATCTTATTTTTAGGAAAACCACCATAAATTGATCCAGAAAGCAAAGCATTCATAGTATAACTTCCTGTATCAACATAACCAGATACATCGCCCGCAACAACGCCATTATCAACAATATCTGCGTATTCATTACCTGTTAATTTAATTAATTCTTGAATATCAAATGTCATAAAAGTTTCTCCTTTGTTTAATAGACTAAGAATCTCCTTAGTTTATTCTTCTATTTGTTTGTGCATACCTTGATTTGTTGCCTAGTGAAGTAGACCTGGATTGTTTCTTTCTTCGATCATCTTCAATTTCTTCTAACAGTAGTTTAAGGCTTGAAGGATGTTCCTTCAAATGAACAAAGGCATTATGATAACCTCTAGAGTATGCCTCCGATAATCCTGCATTATATTCTTCTGCCGTAAACATTATGCAACCTCTTTAAAATGTTTCTGCAATTCGGGTGATAACTTTTTGAGAAGGTCACCAGCAACACCAACTCTAACTATTTTAGCCAATTCTATAATGTTATTTGTTGTAATATCTGTATCTGGAGTAAATTCATACAAACGCGCGGGTGAATGGTCTTTATCGTCTGTCTTCTTTTTAGCCATAATTTTCTCCTATGAAAAGAAAGAATCTAGTGTGATTACTTTTTCTGATTTCCATTTAATGGCATCTAAAATCATCTTCAATGGAATCAAGAACGTCTTATCAAATTGCGTATCATAATCTATATACTTATCCAATTCAAACTCTGTAGGTATACCACTAGCAGGAAAGCTAATGATATTAGATTGAATATGATTGGGTGTTTTAAGATAAATATACTTTATCTTTTCTCCTGGTTTAATTATCGGATATTTATTATCAATTTTATGCACAGATAAAAGGTGATTATATAAGATAGAACCACGAACATGTATAGGAGTGCTGGGTG